CGATACAACCAAGTTTTTGGTTTTCCAAATGATTCATCAAGAGGAAAACTAAATCGTGCTTGCCTCACTTCGAACATGGCAGGACTTGTTGTTGTTAATGACACTGTGATGGCAACACTTGGGATGAACTCTGGAAGTTACAAAACTAGTACAGGAAATTCTGAATGGAACTCAGCAACCAAGAGAAGTGCATTCAAAAGGCGAAGTATTTTAGTTCCCATTCGTGTCAATCTTCCTTTTCGACAAGCGGGAGCTTTGATGGTTCATGGTGATGATTTCTTGATGGCAGTGCTCCAGATATTGCTTAAGGAATTCAATGGAAAAATTTTGCAAAAACTGCTTTTCCTACTTTTCAACCAGGAGATAACAAGTCCTAACAAGAAACCTGAAGTAGAAGAATTTGCTCCTTTAGGTGAACTTGATATGCTCAAGAGAAGATTTAGACTCCATTCCGGAGTGGTCTTTGCTCCTTTGGCTCTTGACTCGATCAAACAGAGTCTTAGATATCAGATGAAACCTTCTGATCCAAAAATGACTAAGAGAGATTTGCTTGTTACTGTTGCTCATCAGTCTTTGCATGAATTCTTTTATCATGGAAGAGAAGTCTTCGAAAAGAACAAAGAAATCATCAACACAAGATTGCGACATCTTGATCCCTCTTGTGTGTTCTCCATTACATATGAAAGGATGATGGAGGACAAAGTTGCTCGTTCAACTGAGCAATAGATATATATTTCGTCCTCCGGAGGACGCTAATCCACCGGCTCTGGGAAGGAAAACCTAGAAACCCGTCTCTAGAAATTGTTAACGTTATAACAACAACTTTGCAGAGGGCAACCTTTGGCCTTTGAGATAGATAGAAACTGGGAAACTAACTAGTGTAAACGAAAACTCCGTCCCAGAACTCTTTTCAAAAGGTTGAGTTTTTTCACAAGCTGTGGCTGGTATGATCGGGCTAGCTCAGCAATTGCAATCTGATTTCTATCACAACAACACCCGTTACTGACTCACTTGAGTCAACTTCCACCCCGTCAGTCACTGACACATCACTTAATGTGGATTTCCTAGAAACCACCCAGGGACTGGAACGCTCTGAACCTTCTGAGCCTCCAAGACCCTATTCACGAACTTTTGGGAATTCCTCACCCATTGAACTTCTGGAAAAAGAGTATGAGCTGGGCACTTTTAACTGGACCACTACGATGGCCCAGCAACTTGTTAATTTTCCAGGTGTTCTTTTTGCACAACCAGCAATTTCAAAAGCTCTTTCTTGCTACAAGTATTTTAGAGCAAACATTGAATTCATGCTGAAGATCCAATCAACCATGATGCACCAGGGAACACTAATGATTGGATGGCTTCCTTCTTGGGATGGTGAAACTAGTTTGGCAGTTTCCACCCTTTCAGGATGTCAC